TAGAATCATTTCATCTTTACATTTATTACAAAATTTTGACATATTATCAAATTTATTTTTCTTTTTGTTATTTTTATTAATAGTTTCTTTATCAACTTTAGATAAATATTTATTTAATAAATTGAATTTATCTTGAGTATCATCTTCATAATCCATTAATATATCAAAAACTTCATGGTAATAATCAAATTCATCATATAAAGATAATTGTTGAATTTTAGCTTGTAAATCTTGCTTTTTTAAATTATAATTATTTTTTTCTGAAATATTAATTGTTGATTTTATTTTATTATCAATATCATTTATCTCTTTTTCTAAATCAGTTATTTTTGTTTGATTAGAAATTAGATCATTTGTAATTTCTTCGTGACGAGTAGCTAAATTTGACTTAACTGGTTGTTTTTTTATGGATTGAAGGATTGAGTGATATTTAGAGTTCTTATTTTTGAACATATATAATTATAATAATAATTTATGCTTTATAAATAAAATAGTATAGTTTTAATTTTTCTAATTTATTCAAATTCTAAATTTTTTTTTCTTATTTAAAAGTATATATATACAAATGGGTGGCGGTTTAATGCAATTAGTAGCTTATGGCGCGCAAGATGTTTACCTAAACTGTTGGGTAGAAAAGCATGCTGCCGAAGAATCTGACATATAGATTCTTTGGATAAAATCAGTTAGTGATATATGTCTATTTGGTATTGCCCCCTACCAAATAATCACACATGCTAGTTAATGATTATAATGATATGATACAATAATGATGAATAAAATCATTAGCAACACTTTCAAATTCAGGCGAACTCGTAAAGCCGTATAAAGTGTTTTAAAGATATATTAATATTACATAATAGTAAATGACTACAAAGAGCTGTAATACGTGTAAAACAGCAAATGAATATATCTTAAAACATCCCGTACCAAGTTAAGTAGGAAACTATTTAATGGCCTAGAACAGCAACCTAGGAGATGGTAACAAGCGGGCGGATATAGATAAATAAGTTTAAAGAAATATCTAAAATTGATAAGCACTGAGCCAAGTCCTAAAGATCGTTATGCAAGATCTATGGATGCAGTCCAGAGACTAGATGTAAGTGGGTCGGAGAGAATTAGCAATTCTCAATGAAGGCCTAAGGTATAGTCCATCCCTATCACGAAAGTATAGGAACCGATGTACAGGTAATCCTCAAATCACTTTTGAATAAAGAGTTGAAAAGCAACAGGCTTAGACTATATGGATATGTCTAAGATAAACACTTTAGTTTTCCATATTACAATTACACCCATGATTGTAATAAAACAGTTGCTAGTGGGAAATATTTACGTATTTCCTGCGACACTATCAAATTGCTGGAACCCCCTAAAGCACATATTACCAAGCTAAGATGGAAACATACTTAGTGGCCAAGAGTAAAACCTTGGGTATGGTAAAAATATATGTGATGTGGATTAATCGTTTTAATCCTAAATGGGCAATCAGCAGCCAAGTCCTAAATTATATAGAATTAATATAAGAAGATAATTGTAAGTTAATATAAGTAAAATGGGGATAATTTATTTGATTAGAAATAACATAAATAACAAATGTTATGTTGGGCAAACTATTAGAACTTTAGAAAAAAGATGGAAAGAACATTGTAAAGTATCTGAAGGTTGTACTGCTTTAAATAATGCTATAAAGAAATATACACCTGAACAATTTACTGTTTCAATACTAATTGAAACAGATGATGAACTATTAGATGATTTAGAAATAGATTATATTAAAAAATATAATTCTCTATTTCCAAATGGTTATAATATTCAAACAGGTGGTAATAAAGGTAAAAGACATTGTGAAGAAAGTTGTGAAAAAATGAGACAAGCAAAATTAGGTGTAAATAATCCAAATTATGGTAAACCAAGAAGTGATGAAACAAAAGAAAAAATTAGTATTTCAAAACAAGGCGAAAAACATCACTTTTATGGAAAAGAATTATCATATGAACATAAACTTAATTTAAGCAAAGCTCATAAAACAGACGATCTCCCAATGTATTTAGTATATATAAAAGCAAGACCCCAATATTATCAAGATGAAGGTTATGCAATTACTAATCATCCGAAAGGAAAAAATAAATTATTCACTAGTAAAAAAATAACACTAGAAGAAAAATATCAACTTGCAAATAATTATTTAAATGAATTAAATTCTATATAACACGGATGCTGTTCAACGACTAGATGGTAGTGGGTCAGATCATAATTAGATTACAAAGATATAATTAAAAATGTAAAAGTCTGGCTTAAGGTATAGTCTAGCCCCCATAGGAAACTATGGGGTATTAGCGTTTTCAAAGTCGTCTATAGACGTCATACAAACTTCGCGATGGAATCAATCGAACAAACATTCAACGGAACCGGTGATTTCGGTCGCAAAGTCCAATGCCCTGTCGTACGTAACGGTGATTTAATCACCAAGATGTACCTCAGAGCCACCGTATCCAACGGTGATTCAACCACAGCGGCTGGCGCTTACGCCAACGCTAAGTGGGCGTGGGTAACCTCCCTCGGCCACGCTTTAATCGATAACGTAGAACTCGAAATCGGCGGCACACGTATCGACAAACACTGGGGTGAATGGTTAACAATCTGGAATGAACTCTCCAGAAAGTTCGGCCAAGACCGTGGCTATGCCAAGATGGTTGGCAATGTCCCCGAATTAACAGTACTCAACGCAACTCACCCTGCCTACACTCTCTGGGTCCCCATGAGATTCTTCTTCTGCCGCTTCGATGGCTTAGCTCTCCCCTTAATCGCTCTCCAATACCACGAAGTCCGCATCAACTTTGAATTCAGACCCGTAGAACAACTCGTAGTACTCCAAGCCGGCTCTAGCCGCACTGGCAAAGCCTTAGCCTCTGCCCTCGGCCTCAAGCTCAACGACTGCTCTCTCTTTGTAGACTACATCTACCTTGACTCTGAAGAACGTAAACGCTTCGCCCAAGCCTCCCACGAATACCTCATCGAAGCCCTCCAATTCCCCGGTGAAGAATCCGTAACTGGCGAACAACCCAGATTCAGACTCAACTTAAATCACCCTTGCAAGTTCTTAGCTTGGGTCAACAAGCTCGGCCGCTACACACAAGGAAACAACTTCTTAGCCTACCACCCCACAGACTTAGAAGTAGTTCGCTTAGCCGCCACCAAACGCTTCATCCTCAAGTTCGCCACAGTCAGCTCTGGCTACGTAACAGTAGACTCCTACGGCAGAGTAACACCCGCCGATGCCTCCCTCGCCACAGTATTCGCCACAGTTAACGCTGTAGCCGTAGCTGTCAACGGAACATCCGCCCTCGCTGACGTAGACAACATCACCATCTTAGGCGAACTCTTACCCCTTGACGTAATCTCCAAGCCCGTCAACGCCCTCCCTACATCTTTCACATTCGGCAACGGTGTAGCTTCTGGCACATTAGTTCTCGGTACCGGTGCCACAACTGGCGAAGGTGCTGCCGCCTCTGATGTAATCCTCTACCAATGGGATAACTTCGGCCTCCAACTCGATGGCTCTGAAAACTCTGTAACAAAGGCCTTACTCCAACTCAACGGCCAAGACAGATTCTCTGAACGTGAAGGCGTATACTTTAACTACTGCCAACCTTGGCAACACTTCAGCAACACCCCCTCTGACGGTGTTAACGTATACTCCTTCGCCCTCAACCCCGAAGAACACCAACCTTCCGGCACATGCAACTTCTCCCGTATCGATAACGCCACACTCGCGGTAACATTCGGTCGCTTAAGTGCCCTCACAGGTGCCGCTGAATCTGGCTTCAAGACTGGCTACCTCGGCGATGACTCCAAGTTCTCCGTATACGCCGTAAACTACAACGTATTACGCGTCATGAGTGGCATGGCCGGATTAGCCTATAGCAACTAAGCGTTGCTAAAAAAATTGCGAATTAAAATTGATAAAATAACTTTCACATATAAAGACATATTATTTATATATATTATATACATAATGTCTCTTCCAAAACTACAAAAGATAGCTTTAACAAGCACAATTCAAGTCCCTAAAAAGGTTGTTATTACTCAAACAGTTGAAAAAACTATAACTACTTATAAAAATGTAATACTTCATAAAGATGTTGAATATAAAGATAAAAAATATGTAGTAGCATATTGTCCTTTTAATGATACCGAAGATTATTTATTTGTAATAGATTATGATCAAAAAGATAGAGTAATTAATAAGAAATGGCATTATCGCTCAGGAGGTTATATTGGTAATACTCATACAACTGAAGATGGTATTGTAAAACAATTATACCTCCATAATTTTGTTATGAATAAATTAACCTTTGAAGGAAAAGGACAGCATCATTCAATAGATCATATAAATCGTATTGGGCGTGATAATCGTCATGAAAATTTAAGAACATTATCTCAAACCCTTCAAAATATTAATCAATCAAAAAGAGAAAGAACAGTTGAATTACCTCCAGATTGTGGAATTAATCCTCAAGATATTCCAAAAAATATTACATATCGTAAAGCAGACGAACATCACGGTGATAGATTTTTAATTGATATTAAATTATCAACCGAAAGATTAAGATGGCAATCAACAAGTTCAAAAAATATTGATCTACAAACAAAATTACAACATGCTATCTTAAAATTAAAAGAATATAATACAACAAATAAAGAATTAATTGAAATTAATAAAAGTATTAATAATATTAAACAACGAAATGATTTAATAAAGTCTTTTAATGTTATATTAATGAAATCAGGATTCCCTCAAGAAATTATTGATAAAAATTTAGGCATATTAGAAGACGAGGATGAAACTGAAGTAATTGAAGATCAAGAAGCCCAAGATTTAGCAAAACAACTAATTGATCAAGGTTATAAAAACATTACAAGTTCTCTTCCGTTAAATTGCGGAGTTACTCCGGATATGATTCCAAAATATTGTTATTACAAACCTGCGAAAGATAAAAGAGGTGATAAATTTATAATTGAGAGACATCCCAAGCTAACAGAAAAAGGTGTCAGACAATGGGCGACAACAGAAAGTAAAACTAAAACAACAAAAGAAAAATTTGATTTATTAATAGAAAAATATAAAGAATTAGAAAAATAATTTAATTAAAAGAGTTTTAATTAAATCATATAGTTTATTTTCTAAACAATATATATATATTATGGATAAAACTGTTCAATCATATTTAAATGAATACATATCATTAATTGGAAAAGGTAAGTTTGTGTTATTAGGTGGTAATACTTTTATGGATGGTGCTAATCCTAATTTAGACAGGATTGTAGATGCAATTAATAAATATACAACTACTGATGGTGTTACAGCAGAAGGTATATTTGAAAGTAGATTAAAAAATAAAGCTGAAGTTGAAATAAAAAAAACCGATGGCACAATAGAAGTAGCAAAAGGAAGCGCAACTGACGCGCAATATGCCGCGTTTGTAGCAGAATGGAAAAGTATACAAGAGCCTTTAGTTAAAGCATTGATTGCTCAATTTGATATAGTAGAAAAAGCAAAAGGAGCAGCTCCAGCTGGAGCACCTGGTCTTTTTGGAGGATTAACACAAGCAGAGCTTGCTAGTGGACTTAACCCTTTAAAAAAAGCGGGTGATGTGGCTGCGGTATTGGCAGCTGTTTCTGATGTAGATGGTCCTGGTATTAAAGCTTTATTCGCATTTTTAAATAATCCAACATTAGAATTTACAAGTGATAATTTTAAAGTTTTACTAGCTGACATAAAAGTTGAAGCAGGAGGATATGTATTTACATCTTTTGAAGAATTTATTAAAAAATTACTATCATCAAAAGAGAGATCTGAAATATCAGATGGTATAAATAGTTTGGGAAGTAAATTATTTGAGATACAAGGAGATATTAAAAGAGAAAAAGGAGATTCTTTCGAAGAATATAGTGATACAGCAAATTCATTTGCTGGATTTTGTTTTGAACTACAAGGAAAAATAAAAAGAAATGAAATATAAATATTTTAGATATAATTATTTTTATTAGAAAAAAAAAATATTTAGATAACTTTTTATATAATATATATATATATTATATGAATAGATTACAAAATTATATAAGATTAATTAATCAACAAATCGGAGGAGCACCTTATACAGGGACAACTGTAAATGATTTAATTGAATATATAATTACGGAAGTAAATTCAGATACTTTAAAAGATGCTAATAAAGTTGCCAATGCAATACAAGG